ATTCCGTATTTAATTAGCCTGCTGATTGAGCAGCTGCAGCATAGCCTTGAAATACATCGGCTAACATAATGTCTTGTGTAAAGCCTGTTTCGTTTGAATACCAAAGCTTACCAGGATTATTATTCCAGTCGGCATTATCCAGTGGCGTATAAGTCAAGTTGTCATCATTTCGTGTATCAGCTGTCGTATCAGTTCCATTGTTGAAATCAGGATTGATAATCTCACCTTGCCGGAAACCAAAATAAACTTGTCCATCTTCTGCGAGGGCATCCGTGGTAATCAACATGGCGACTTTTGGCTTGTCACCTTGTGTATAGCCGCCCTTACTATCAGACACTTGACCCAAAATCTTCATCAAAATATCATGTGGTAAAGCATTAAAGTCCAAAGCAACTGAAGCATTACCTCCCGCGTGCTGCAAATCGACGACGCGGTTATTTCCATAAACTTTGGTTGAAGCCGTTTCCAGACCAGTAATGTTAGCTGTCTTAGCACTGAATACGCCAGAGTCAACAGCATAAACACCGTTGGCTGACAACCCTGTTGTTGCATCAGTTAATATTTTTCCGTCCGGACCAACAAGCGCAAGTTGAACGAGTTTTAAACCTACTGTAGCCATTAGCTACCTCCTAAATTTTTGTTGTGTGATACATAAATTGTTTTTGTAACCTGACCTGTATCAGGATCGGTTATGCGTGTATCTGGATTGGCTAATGACCAACCAGAATGTTTGAAAGCTTTCATTAAAACAATTTCGCAAATATCGGCATCTTGGCTAAAATCAGCTGAATAAAAAAGTTGTATTTTAACGCCTTGTTCGACTTCTTGAAAGTCGTCATTGCCATACGTGGTGGGACTATTGCCAATATTTTCAACAATCAGACAANATTGATAATAGCCACTGCGTCAGATACGGAGCTCATACATTATCAGCTCCCTTCTCTTTTAATATATTTTGATACTCGGCATTCTCGGCTTTGTATATCTCATCTAGAGACGCATTTCTGACTTTATCAAGATAATCATCACCATGAATATATTTAGTCCCGTCACTTAAAAAACGTGCAATATAACCCTTTTTAGGTGGGAAGCCAACAACCGAAGAACCGTCAACTTTACCAATAATATTGGTTGCATCATCAATCACAGAATCAGCTAAATGCGGCTCTTCGCCAGTCTTGCGATTGCGATAATGATGGCTTTTTAGATAGTCAGCAATGTTTTTCCNCAATCATCTAAACCAGCAATACTAACCATTTTTTGTTGTCCCTTTCTGTGTGACAGATTTCAGTGTCAGAATATCAAAAGCATTTAATGAGCCTGAATCATCAGGCGATATCGATTCAATGCTATATTGTTTTCCGTCTGTATCAAGGAACAAAAACTGCTTTTGAATAGTCGGATCATGCCGAACCACAATATCAATCGTGTCCTGCAATTCTGTACCATATATTTGATAAGTCTGATTCATCGTGCGAGTACGTACGCCATACCAACGAGAAAAGGAAGCAACAAATTGATTTGTTAATCCACCGGTATTGGGATTAGCAACTTGTTCAACTAGTCCAAACTGACCACGTTTGTTTAATGAATAAGGATTAATTGCCATCANAGGTACGACAGAAATATTAGACAGAGCAGCTCGTTGTTGATAATAAGCTCCGGCAATGGCTTGAACAGCCGTATCGAATAAGTCTTTGACATCGTCACGATTATAAAAAGTGGCTTGATTGTCATCTACACCCACACCATTTGTCACGTAAGCGGTAGCTGCAGCCAAATATCCTTTAATCAGATTGTCATCTTGGTCATTATCAACACGCTGACTGTTTTTTAAATCCGCTAATTCAACCGTCATAAATATCCCTTTCTAACAGGCTTTTCACCCTGTTCGTAAGTTTTAAGCCTTAGTCGCTATAAAAATAATCAACTTGCAGATTGAACCACGATCTTAGCCGGCTGATCAGCAATTGCAGAGAACGAAGCGGCAACAAAGGCATCAGTATCGGTTGGCTTAACATCAAAGCGATCAATAACACGAATCTTAGTTGTATCAGTTTCAAAAGATCCAGCACCGATGTTAGTTGAAAGCAACGACATATTTTGACGATCAAACAAAGTAGCAGCCTGCTTAGCGTCCCCATAATATAGTGGGAATACAGGAGCAGCAGTTGTTCCGGCAGACGGAAGCCAGCGATCAGCCACCATTTTAATTTGTTTACCATTCATCAACATTTCCATTGGATTTTGTGGGTTTGGCTGCAACAGATAATCTCCGTCAGCGTTCTTAACCTTATGCAAAGCATTGCAACCTGAAACGTTAGTCAAGAAGAAGGCTGTGCTTTGGATAGCTGGGTCAATTCCGGTATAAGTCAAGTCAAGAATGTCATCATACTTTGCAAGGGTTGGCTTATTAGGCAAAGCATTAAACACTGCGNATGATGGCAGCGTTACGAGTAACAACGACTTTCTTAGAAATCCAGCTTTCCAACCATGCCAGGATATTCTGATCAGAATCACTAAGAAGCGAATTTGTAGCGGTAGTAATTCCAGCGAAGCGCCGAATAATATACTTGACAGTTTGTAAATCGGGATCATCATTATCGCCGATAGTTGCACCTTCTTCAGTAATTTCAGCAAGAGGTGTAACGTCAGTCCACTTCTCATAAACACGTGAACCGGTTTGCGTTGTAACGTTTTCAACATTGACATATTGTTGTAAAGCATCATACTGACGAACCAAAGTATGGATGGCTGTTTGAATATCTTGTGGGATAACTAAACCAATAGCGTTGCCAGATTCATCAGTCGATGAGGTAGCCATGTCTAGAACTTTATGGTCGCCCCTTATCAAGCCACGAACGTTTTTAACAAAATCAAGTTTTTTGTTATTTTCCTTATCAGAATTGTTTAAATTAGATTCTTTATCTTTACCATCTTTTGGCGGCAAGACAACAGCATTTTTACGTGCGTCTTCCAAAACGTCTTTAGCTGCATCACGAGTAGCAACTAAGTTATCAATTTTATTTTTGAGATCAGATAATTCTTTATCTGAGTGCTTACCTGGTTCTGCGATGTTTTCAAAGACCATCTTTTGACGTGCGTCTTGTGCATCAGAAACTTGCTGGCCAGCGTCAGTGAAAGCCTGATTCAATTTATTTAAATCCATGTGTAAATCCCCTTAAAATAAAAGAGCCAACTCTCTTTTGAGTTCGCTCTTATCGATTTTTTTATTTTGTTGTTCATCATCTGATTTCTTTTCTTCGCCAGATGAATTTGTTTCTAATTTGTCGAAAGCCTTTGCTTTGCCCAATAGCAGATTGAATTTATTCACAACCTCTCTAGAAGGCATTTTAGAAATTGAGTTAGAAAAAACAGGAGCTTTATCAGCAACTCCTGTTTTATTTCCTGAAAAGGCAATCTCATCAGCAAATCCTTTATCGACCGCTATTTGAGCATTCATATAAGTTTGATTTGACATCAATTGAAGTAAATCACTTTGGTTCATGCCGGTCTTTGCCATATAGGCATTAGCTATTCCGTCATCGACACTGTCATTTTGCGTAGCCATTTGCCTCAAATCATCAGCATTCACTGGCCCGCCCGGATCAGCCAGACATTTATGAATCATCATTTGCGCAGTTGGCGCCATAGCTACGTGATCGCCAGCCATAGCAATAATTGAGGCTGCTGAAGCTGCCATACCTTGAACGAAGATATTTACTTTTCCCTGATAAGCTTTAAGCATTGAATAAATCGTGCTTGCAGCGCTAACATCTCCACCATTGGAATTAATATCTAATTCAATATCCTCATTAGGATCAGCTGAATTTATGGCATCTTGGACTTGCGAAGGCAAAAAATACGGCATTCCAAAAAAGTCATAAAAAGATCGGTCATAAGAATCACTGTCATCTAAAATGTCAGCTTTTAAATCTATTTTCTTTGTCACTCATTTACTCCTTTCTGTGGCGGATCTGGTGCCACGCTTTGTACTGCGTCCGGAATATCAGCCGGCAAAAAGCCAACTTCTTTTAAGGCTGCGGCTATTTGATTAGGCTGTAAATTCTTAGTGCCTAATAGTGAAGCTGCATAAGAATTGTGTAGCGGATCAATCGCCTGCCTGATATCAGCCGTGATGTCAGCTGACAGTTGCCAGTTCAATTCACTTAAGACCATGTTCATATCACGATTTAGCGTGTTTCCATACATCCCCTGAATTTGTAAAATCGAGGACTGTTGGTCACCCTGCCCGTTCAAATATGAATCAGGAATCTGAAAAGCTTTCGCAATCTGCGTCGATGTCCAATCAACCTGACTAAGTAAATTAGAAATATTAGATTTAATTTCCAAAGGTGTAAATGTTTCACCGGGCATTAATACAACTGGTACACCACCAGACGCCTGCAATTGCTTGGTCAGCGTTTTCGCTCTAGCTAAAGCATATTGATCAGCAACTTGGCTCGGTTCTGATAAAACACTATTGGCTGTCACAGATTGGGCTAACGCTTTGAGTGTCAAAGCATCCGCTTGCTTTTTGACATTTAGTGTCGTTGCAAGCGAATGCAAAGGACTAATTCCGGTCATGCCATTCATTGAGAAATATCGTAGATGAATCACATCGGAAGCTGGCACATTATTCATCAAACCAGTGTCAGGCTCGTCAAATGAAATGTTATAAACAAGTCCAGATCCGTCTGATAGTTCGCCAACTTG